ATAGGTACTTCTTCTTTAGCCCAATCAGGTTCAGGTGAAAAAACAGTACTATATGTTTCAGGGGGAATAGGGGGAGAGGGAAGAATAGGATTTGGAACAAAAAACCCAAAAACTAAATTTGACATTAAATCAGACGGTTTTAAAGTTAGATCAGAAGATGGAATAAGAGAATTAATATTTGAAGATGATGGTAGATTGTCAGCTAAAAAATATTCAGGAACAGCTGCCTCTGAATCCATAGGAGGGATAATTCAATTGTCTTATACTCCAGGAACTTTTGAGGAACCTATATTTGCAAAAGAAGGAGAAACAATAGGAACAATAAATTGGGTAGATGAATCATTAAATAAAATAAGTGCAGAATTTGCAAGAGATGATATACGTCAAAGATATGTAACATCAGCTAGTGTAGCTCAAATAACATCTACAATAAAATATGCTGATGGTGAGGGTGTTATAGGTAATTTAGAATTTAAAGTATCTCCTGTCCCTTCAGGTATATCAGAATATGAATTAAGAGGAAGAGATCCTCTCGTAAATTTTATGGAAATTAATCCACTTTTAGCAAATGCCCCTGTATTATTTCCCTACTCAGTAAGTTGTAGTTCAACAGTATATGCTAATGATTTAATATTAGATTATGACAGTTTACCTACATCTGATCCAAGTAATAAAGGACAAGTGTATAAAAATGACGAAAATCAATTATTTATATCAGCAGGATAATAAAGTATGGACAAATCAGATTATTTAAATTTTATATCAGAAAAATTTAAAGTAAAAGACCCAGAGAATAGTAACTTAGATATTAAACAGGGGTCTTTTTCTATATGGATATGTAATAAAAAAGAAAATTATGGTTATAAATTCTTTTTTAAAGAGTGGGGGGGTCCTAGTGTTTTTTTTGTGTCAAATAAATTTATAAGTAAAAAACTTGACTCTAAATATAAAGGCCAAAAATTATTAGAAATGGATAAATTAAAAGATTATTTTAAATTTTGTAATAAATTATTTAATTTAGGTATAATAGCAAAACCCTTAAAAATTTTTAATTATAAAAGTATTTATGGTATTAAATTCCAAAAATTACTTCCAGTTACTTCTGATAAATTATGGGATAATCGTTATAATATTTTGTTACCTATATTTAATAAAATATGGATAGAGGATTATAGTAAGTGGTTATTGGACCAAAGTCAAAGACAAAATTTTGGTCAAATAAATAATAATCTACTTATGTTAGACTTAGATGCAACAAACTTAGATCGAACCCTATAGGCTTTTATATTTCGCATATATGTATATAAGAATAATAAATAATAAATTTTAAGTTATGGCAGTAAAATCAAAAGAAAAATTACCAACACCTTCAGAAGTAGCAGGACAACCAACTAAATTTACAGAAGAAGAAATTAAATCAATTACTGATTTACAAAGTAAAACTCAAGCAGTAGTATTTCAATTAGGTCAATTAAAACTTTCTGAAATGAATTTAGAAAATAGATTTGAAGAGCTAAAACAAGCTTTATCAGATATTGAAAACGAAGAAACAGCTTTAGCTGATAGTTTTTCAAAGAAATATGGGATAGGTAGTTTAAATATAGAAACAGGAGAATTTACTCCTAATAAATAACCTCTTACAAAATACTCTTATATTTATTGGCGATTAGGTTTTTATACTTAATCGCCTGTTTTGGTTTGGTTTGTAATTTTTTTTCATATTTATATAGGAACAACACAGGAATAAAACCTAACATAATTTTAAACAAAATAAAAAGATGGCAGAACAAATAATTTCACCAGGAGTATTTACGAGAGAAAATGATCTTTCTTATTTACCTCAAGGAATAGGACAAATAGGGGCCGCTATTATCGGACCAACAGTTAAGGGACCAGCATTCGTACCAACAGTAGTAAGTAGTTTTGGAGAATACACGAAAAAATTTGGAGACTTATCATCAGAAACATTTGTACCTCAAACAGTAAAAGAATATTTAGGAGCAGCAGGCTCTGTAACTGTAACAAGAGTATTAGCAGGAGGAGGTTATACATATGATAACGGAACAAATGAATTTTTCTGTTTAGTAGCAAAAACAGGATCATTTGCTCATGCTAAGAAAGGTCTTATTGTTGCAACAATTTTCCCATCTAAACAAGTATCTAAACCAAGTTTACAAGGTTCATTGGTAGAAGGTATTGTAGGCGGAGGTAAAACATTATCTTCTACTTTTGCTTTAACATTAGCAGGAACTTCAATAGCAACACAAAATTATTCTGCATCAATAAACCCAGCTAGTGCTCAATATCTTCCAGATCAATTAGGATATAACGCAAATACTAGTAAAACAGGAGTTATTATATATTCAGGATCAGCAGGATACATGTATAATAATTTTGATGGATTACAAACATCTTTAGTAACGGGATTAGATCATACTAGTATACCAGGATACTCATCAGCTTCAGGATTTGGAAATTTAACTTCAGGTAGTTCATTATATATAGTTACACAATCAGTTAATTTAGCTTTTAATGGAAATATAGGACAATCAGAAGGATATTCATATGCTTCTACACCTTGGATTCAATCACAACTTCAAAATGGAAACGGAAAAGATCTATTTAGATTACATACAATTGCTCATGGTACATCATGTAATATGGATTATAAAGTATCTATTTCAAATTTAAAAGAACCAGCAGATATAGATGGTAAAAAACAATACTCAACTTTTACAGTTTCAATAAGAAAATTTAATGACACAGACGGATCACAAAAACCAGTAGAAACATATTCTAATGTAAATTTAGATCCAGATAGTCCAAATTATATTTGTAGAAAAATTGGAGATAAATACCCACAATATAATGATACTTTAGATAAAGTAGAAATATTAGGTTTTTACACAAATATATCTGATTATGTTAGAGTAGAAGTTGCAGAATCAGTAAGTGCAAAAGCTTACACACCTAAATTATCTCCAAAAGGATTTAAAGCAGTATATAATCCAATAGCAACAGCATCATTAGATATGAATTGTGTCTTTCCATCAGCATCTTATGAAGGAACACAAGTAATAGGAACAACTTATTCAAGTAAAGGATATTTAGGATGGAAATTTGAGGATAAATCCACAGAAAATATAAATTGGATAAAACCATTACCTACTACATTAGAAAGTAATATATCAAGTCACTTTAATGTCGAACGTTATCACGGACATAAAAGTTCAAGTTTATGGACAGGTTCATTAAGCCAATCAATATCATCAGATGGTTCAACAGGACCAACAGCTAACCAATTAAAATTCTCAGTTCCTTTCCAAGGAGGTGAAGATGGATTAAGACCAGATATAGTTAAATTTACAGGATCAGAAACAACATTAGCAACTGCTTATACAAACGGAAGTAATTTATATGGATTTGATATTAGTACACCTTTAAAAAAGGGGTATTTAGGATATAAAAAAGCAATAGATATTATTTCAAACCAAGACGAATACGATATTAATATGGTAGCTGTACCAGGTATTATACATGGACTTCATCCTTTAGTTACAAATTATACAGTTGAAATGGCAGAAGATAGAGGAGATTGCTTCTTTGTAATGGATTTAGCACAAGTAGATGCTTCAGTAAATAGCGCAGTATCAACAGTATCTGGTTTAGACACCAACTACGCTGCAGTTTATTATCCATGGGTTAAAGTACTTGATTCTGCAAGAAATAAGCCAATATTAGTACCACCATCAGTAATTGTACCAGGAGCAATAGCTGCTTCAGATGCAATTGCAGCAGAATGGTTTGCACCAGCAGGTTTAAATAGAGGTATATTAGGTAGTGTAATGGAAGCTAAAATAAGATTAAACCAAGCTGAAAGAGATAAATTATATGATAATAAAATTAACCCAATAGCAACATTCCCTGGAATAGGAAATCCATGTATTTGGGGTCAGAAAACATTACAATCAAGATCAACAGCATTAGATAGAATTAATGTTAGAAGATTATTAATTGCTCTTAAGAAATTTATTGCAAGTTCTTCAAAATACTTAGTATTTGAACAAAACACAACAGCAACAAGAAATAGATTCTTAAACATAGTTAATCCATATTTAGAATCAGTACAACAAAGACAAGGATTATATGCATTTAGAGTACAAATGGATGAAAGTAATAACACACCAGATGTTGTTGATAGAAATCAATTAGTAGGTGGTATTTTCTTACAACCAACTAAAACAGCTGAATATATAATCTTAGATTTTAATATCTTACCAACTGGAGCTACATTTGATGGTGGAGGTGGTGGAGGAAGCTACTAAAAAAAGAAAAGTATTATATTTATAATAGAACAATAAAAACAAAATAAAAAGATGGCAATATTAAATACAAACGAAACTATGTTCACAGCATTTGAACCTAAATTACAAAATAGGTTTATAATGTTTATTGATGGAATTCCAGCATACCTTATTAAGAAAATACAAAGACCACAAATTTCTTTTGGTGAAGTAGTTCTTGATCACATCAACGTGAAAAGAAAATTAAAAGGAAAAGCTGATTGGCAAGACATCACAGCTGAACTTTATGATCCAGTAACACCTTCAGGTGCACAAGCAGTAATGGAGTGGGTTCGTTTGTCACACGAGTCAGTTACAGGTAGAGATGGTTATTCTGATTTCTATAAAAAAGACATTAGATTTAACGCATTAGGTCCTGTAGGTGATGTTGTTGAAGAATGGATTTGTAAGGGAGCTTATGTAAAATCAGCTAATTTTGGGGATTTTGATTGGGCTTCAGATACACCAGCAAATATTTCAATTACTATTAGAATGGATTACGCCATCTTGAATTACTAATAGAATTAACATTTATATAAAGAAAAGCGCCTATTTTTGGCGCTTTTTTTATTTTACATATATGTATATCTGAACTAGTTTTAAATAAATAAATAACGTTATGGAACAAACAAACAACAAATTTCAATACCCTACAGAAGAAGTAACACTACCATCAACTGGGATATTGTATGATCCTAAATCTCCCTTAGCTAAAGGAGTCATAGATATGAAATACATGACAGCTTTAGAAGAAGATATTTTAACTAATCAAAATTACATAAAAGATGGAACTGTAATAGATAGATTAATAAAATCTTTAATAACAACCCCTATTAATTATGATGATTTATTAATTGGGGATAAAAATGCTATATTAATAGCAGCACGTATTTTAGGATATGGTAGTGAATATACTTTTAAATATGAAGGTGAAGAACATACAGTTGATCTTACTACATTAGAAGATAGACCTTTACATGAAGAAGTTAAAAATGCAAAATCAAATAATTTTTTATATACTTTACCAACTTCTAAAATAGAAATATCATTTAGTCTTATGACACATGGAAAAGATATAGCTATAGGTAAAGAAATTAAAGGTTTAAAAAAGATTAATAAAAAATCTAATCCTGAGTTATCTACCCGTATGAAACATATGATAACATCTGTAAATGGAGATTCAGAAAAAAAGACAGTTAGAGAATTTGTAGACAAAGGATTATTAGCTAGAGACGCTAGAGCGTTAAGACAACATATTAATGAAATACAACCTGACACAGATCTAACATTTGAACGCGAAGCTAGTAATGGTGACTTCGAGACGTTAACAATACCCATTACTGCCAACTTTTTTTGGCCTGACGCCGAGCTATAGGAACATAATGTTCGCTCAGATTCACGACTTAGTGTACCATGGAGGCGGTGGGTTTCTACACTCGGAAGTATATAATATGCCAACTTGGATGAGATCATTTCATATGAATAGAATTAATGAATTCAACAAGAAACAACAGGCAGAATTAGATAAACAAAAGGGAAAATCTAATATGGGAGATGATAAAATTCATTCACCTAACATTAATCCCTCATCAACATACAACTTTTAATAAAAGCATCGCAAGATGCTTTTGTTTTTTATATTTATATAGGAATAACACCTAATACACATGGCTAAGAAAAAAGGAAAAAAGCAAAAAGCAGCGGCTGAAGAAGTACAAGCATTTGATAAAGTTGATTTAAAAAATCAAGGCCAAATGTTAGACTCCCTTAAAGACGAATTAGGGATAAGATCTAGAATAACCACTGAACAAAAGGGACAATTAGATGTATCTAGACAATTACAAAATGCAGCTTCAGATATATTAGCTTCTCAAGACTCTCAAGCATTAGGTTTAAGAAAGCAAAAAGATATTGCTAAAGATCTTGAAAAAACCAACAAAATAATTCAAAAATTAAAAAGAGAAGCTAATGCGGATGGTGAAAAAGCAAATAAAATAGCTAAAGACCAATTAGATATAGCTGAAAAACTTAAAAAAGCTTTAGAAGAAGAAGATAAAAAAAGAGCTGAAATCGAGAAAAAGGTAGGACTAACAGGTAAATTAATAAAAGGTGTATCTGATATTCCCCTTATAGGTAAAATGGTTGATACCGAAGAAGCCTTAAACAACATGAATGTTGCAGCTGAAGAGGGAAAAAATCAGTTTCAAGTTATGGGTGTTGGTATTGCAACTCTTGGAAAACAAATCCAACAACATATGACGGATCCCCTATTCGTTATTTCTAACCTAATAAAATTTGGATTTAAGTTTGATAAAGAGGTTACAGATTTAGGAAAATCTTTAGGTATGTCTAGGGAAGAAGCTAAAGGAATGAGAAACCATTTCTCTGAATTAGCTACAGACTTAAATGAAGTAGCTATAACCAGCACAGAAATGCAAGCTGGGTTTAATATGGTTAATAATGCTTTAGGAACAGCTTCCACAACAATAAGAGCTGATATAGTTGTAGAAGCAGGACGTATGCAAAAATTATTAGGCCTGTCCGAAGAAGCTATAATGGGATTTGCTGGTCATGCTATGAGGTCTGGTAAACCTATGGAAAAAATAAAGCATGAAGCTTTAGGTGCTTTAAAAGCAGTAGAATCAGAAAGTGGGATTAGACTGAACCAAACAAAGATGTTAGAAAAGGCAGGTAAAGTCCAAGGACAAATATCTGCTCAATTAGGAGGTGATCCAGCTAAAATAATGGCATCAGTAGCAGCAGCAGCAGAATTAGGTATGGAACTTGAAGCAGTAGCAGCAGCAGGAAAAACAATGCTTAATTTTGAAGAATCTATTTCAGCTGAATTAGAAGCAGAACTATTAACAGGAAAACAACTTAATTTAGAAAAAGCAAGATTAGCAGCATTAACAGGTGATTATGAAACATTAACTGAAGAAATTAATGAAAATGTAGGAGACTTTGGTGATTTTTCTCAAATGAATGTTTTACAACAAGAAGCATTAGCTAAATCTGTAGGAATGACGGCAGACCAATTATCTAACCAATTAATGAAAAAAGCCGACTTAGCAACTTTAGCACAAGAAGCAAGAGATGCAGGAGATGAAGAAACAGCTAAAATGTTAGAACAAAGAAATGCACAAGAAGAATTTAATGATTTAATAATGCAATTAAAACAATCATTCGTAGATATGGCAGGAGGACCTGTTGGTGATTTTTTAAAAGGAGTTGCAGCAATAGCTACTGGATTTGGAAAAGTATTAGGATATGCAAAACAACTAGGAAAATATATAGGAAGTTTTGCAGGTGGTTTAGGACCTTTTTTAGACAAATTAGGTTTTGTAGGAAAAATGTTAAAAGGATTAGCATGGGTAGTAGTAACATTAGCAGCTTTTATGGCATATAAATCATTAGCTGCAATCCCTATAATAGGTGTACCTTTAGGATTAGCAGCTGCTCTTGCTGTAATGTCAATGGGTAATGCTGCTTTAAGTAAAAAGAAAGCAGATGATGCAGTTATTCCTGGGGCTCCAGGATATGGAAAAAGAGCATTATTAGAAAAAGGAGCAGTAACTTTATTTAATGATAGAGATACTATAGTAGCAGGTACTAACATAAACACAAGAAATGCAGCCATATCTCCACCAACAGCAGTAAGTGAACAAGCAGCTACAGACGCAGCTTCAGGAGGAGGAGGGGGAGAACCAACCCCAATTGTAGTTACTAACACATATTCAAATGATGTATTTGCAAGAACTGATAAAAATTCTGAAGACGTATATATGGCACAAACTAAATCATCTGGGTTATTTGCATAATAAAAAATAAAAAAATATGGGATTAAAAGAATTAAAATCAAAACACGACTTAGTACAAGGAACAGATCCAGTAGGAAGGATGGATTCACAAATAGGACCTAAATTCCAAAGAGAAATAATAGATGCTTCTAATGTACATAAAGACTCATTAAAGGACTTACCTATAACATCTAAATATCAAGATATAAATGGAGTTCCTGACACTAAATATAATAGAGATGTTTTAAACACATCTCCAATATCAGATGCCCCTTTTAAAGGACCTTTTGTAATAGAAACAGGAGGACCTGATCATATGGTATCTTTATTAAATAAATCAGTAGCAAGCTCTGATTCTGAATTAACATATGATCCTTCACCTAATCAATCTCAATACCAAGACATAGATGGTAATCCTGGTCCTCCCTTTGATAAAGGAGCCCCAAGTCAAGTACATGGTGATCCAAATCAAAAATCACCAAAAGAACTAGTAGAATCTTATTATAGTTCTGTTCATAATACTTCATATGGTCCTGTTCCAACTAATCCTAAACATTACCAAGATTTAAATGGTGAAAATGGAACTCAATTTGATGTAGGAGAAGGAAACCCAAGCCAAGTACACGCAGACCCTTCCCAAGGAGCAACACCTACACAATTAGTTAAAACATACAATAGTCCTCAAGGATGGTCTCAAGGAATAGCACCTGGACAATTTCCAGCAGAAATACCAATAGGACCTGTACCTACAAAACAAACACATTATGCTGATTTAAATGGTCAAAATGGAGTACAATTTGATGTAGGAGAAGGAAATGATAGTTTAGTACATGGAAGTCCTCAA